AAATACATATACCCCACTTCTATCTGAAGTATTAGATAAAGTGCATAAAGCAAAAACTAAAGATAAGAAGGTTGGTATCCTACAAGAGTTTGATACTGAACCTCTACGAATGGTTATTAAATCATCATTCGACCCTAACATTGAATGGGAGATGCCATCTGGTGCAGTACCATATCAAGCAAATGAAGCACCAATTGGTACAGAACATAATGTACTAAGGAGAGAGTGTAAGAAACTCTACCGTTTTATTAAAGGTGGTGACCCAGCGTTACCTCGTGCAAAGAAAGAGAATCTGTTCATTCAGATGCTCGAAGGACTACACAAATCTGAAGCAGAACTTATTGTCAATGCAAAAGATAAGAAACTGCATCAAGTGTATAAAGGACTGTCTACGGCAGTTGTAAAAGAAGCGTTCGATTGGAACGATGACTTTCAAAGGAATAACTAAATGAAAGAAAATTATCAACATTGTTTGGAGATGATTCTCCATCACGAAGGTGGTTACGTCAATCACCCTAAAGACCCTGGCGGCGAGACAAACCTCGGCGTCACGAAAAGAGTTTATGAAGACTTTGGTGGTGAGAAGGATATGAAAGACCTTTTAGTTGAGGACGTTGCTCCTATCTATGAAAAGAACTATTGGGGCAGAATGAAATGTGATGACATTCCATCTGGACTAGACTTGTGTGTTTTTGACTTTGGCGTCAATGCAGGCACAGGGCGAAGTGCAAAGTATCTACAAAGAATGATTGGTTCTACTCCAGACGGTGGTATCGGCCCAAACACCCTAAAGGCGCTTGCTACCTTTGTAGAGAATGAAGGACTTGAGTATGCTATTGATACATACCAAGCGAATCGTCAGTCATACTATGAGAAATTAAAAACATTTGAGACATTCGGTAGAGGATGGACTCGTAGAGTTGAAGAAACTACAAAAGAAGCTCTAAAAATGTGTTGACAAATCAATACCTTTAGGGTATTATAAGAATAATGGTGGTGGGGAAACCTCTCTCTCTCAAATCTCTCTCAAGATTCCCTACCACCATTACACTGCGGGCGTAGTATAAAAGTATTACAATCGGTTTCCAACCAATAGAAGGTGGTGCAATACCATCCACCCGCTCCAATTATTTTATAAACCCTTGTTCTGCAAGGGTTTTTTTATACCTTTTTCTCTTGACATTTGTTATTATAACAGGTATACTATAAAGACAATAGAGAAGGAAATGAAATGTTAAATCCAGTAATTAATGTAGGAACTGAAAAGAACCCCATGATGGTTCTATGCGCTACCACTATGATAATGATGTATGAAGAGGCCACTGGAAAGAATTTCGGTGATGACACTATGGATGATTATCTGAAGTACTGTGATGGTTATCGTGATGGTTATAATGAAAATGTGAAAACTGTTTAAGGAATGAATATGTTTAATAATGTTGGAAATCCGATTGAGGGCTTTGCAATTCTGGAATGTCATCCAGACCAAGAGCCTGTTCTTGTTGCTACCCATCAGTGTTTGGGTAATGCAGAAGAAGAAAAAATGGTTCTGAATGAGATGGCAGAAGGTACTGACTTTACCTTTGTCATTAAAGAGACATTCGGTTGTATGATGGAAACTGTATAATATGTTATTTTTAGAAGTCAAAGGTGGCACTAAAAAGAAACGAGATGTGGTTTTTGATGCAGCTTGGTTTGCGTTTGATTATTTGATGCCTTGTGCAAAGAAACCTGTTGAAGTAGAAATCAAGTTCTCGAATCTTAAAGGTGTCGAAGGACTTCAGATGGAAGTAGATGACAGAGAGTTTGAAATAGAGGTACATAGAACCCTCAATGGTGACGACCTGTTGACTTGTGTATTCCATGAGATGGTTCATGTAGTTCAAGATTTAAGAAAGACTAAGACTATTGAAATGGAGAAGCTTCCATATTGGGAACGACCCTTTGAAATCGAGGCATATGAGTTGCAAGAAATTATTTTGAAAAAATATCAAAAAAACACTTGACTTGTTATGATAACTATGGTATATTATAAAGACAATAGAGAAAGAGGTTAGTTATGAAATTTGAGAAATGGTTAGATACGTTGGTTGCTGAAAAGGGTTTGGACTTGGATCACACCTTTGAATACAATGGCCCAGTCTACGGTATGAATATGATTCCCCTAGAGGCGGTTGTTGAACAAATCAAGGCGTTTCATCCTCAAACCCAAAAGATGACAAAAAATAGGTTGGTTGAGATTGATTTCAAAAACGGTGATGTGATGCATTTCTTTGGTTACATTGCACAGAAAATGGCGATATAGGAGATTATATAATGGGTGCAGTAAAAAGTATGATGATGGATGTAGAAGACTTTGTTTATGACTTCTACACTGCTGATGGTGAGATGTTAGAATCACCAAAAGTAATTATCGAAAAGGCAATTGAAGAGTTCGGTTGGTCATTTGGTAGTTATGCTAGTGAGGTTATTGAAGAGGCCGAAGGTAAGAACGGTGCTTCATGGGATTGGGAAAAGAGTGTATCCCAGAACCTAGTTGGTTTTGAGATTACAGATGATACGATTCCTTTTTAGTATAACAATTGTTATAACACTGTTTAGTGGATGCAGTGCAGTTGAAACATCCACTCAAATTTATCAAATGTGCAAGTATCAAGACAAATGCCCAGTTGAAGTTGTAGGAGATTGGTTAAATGGTAATTAAAGTTGTTATTGGAACAGCAGTAAGTGCGGTTATTTTGAGTGGTTGCAACTATGCAGCTGCAGATACGCCTTGTGATTATACAAAAGATGTTCAGACAAACTGGACAAAACAGATTGAGAAAACTACTGATGTAGAACGTAATGTGTTTCCTTATGTAGAAGACACTCGCAAGTGTGTTATGACTATGAATGTCACCATTGATGGACAGACCTACCCTGCTGAGGGTACTTATGTGTTTGGGCCTGACATGACTGAGAACAGTGCTTGTGAGAACGCCACTGTGAATGCTAAGAAGTCAATTATTTCTCAAGTATCCCCAGAAGTATTATCTGCAACGACTGAAATGAATTGTTCTACTAAAGAGGAACTTCCAGTACACGCTGCTGTTCCTCAACCAGAAGTAAACATTGTTGAACGTCCGATTGTTCAGAGTTCGCCTGTGGTTACAGAACGTATCATTACTCAACCAGTAGTTACTGAACGAATTATTTCTAGAAAAATTATTGACACAGGCCCTAGTTATGTGGTACAGTCTAGTAATAGTCAAGGATTGATTCAATCTTTGATTGGTGGACTTACTATTGGGTTTAGTAATAAACAGTCTGGTAAGTGTTATGCTAATTGGACAACAGGTGGAACGGACTGTTATTAATGATGAAGATTTTGATTGGAATTGTATTGGGAGTTGTTATGGTAACATATTATCCCCAGATAGGGTCAGTACTCAGTGAAGTATTTGTTGAGACTGGCATTCGTGATGATCTAGTGAACTTATTGGAAGGGGTTTAATAATGAAAAAGATCGCATTACTTGGAGCTGTTGTACTGCTTGGTGCTTGTAGTTCTAACAAAACGGTGGAGACTGCATTGAATGTTCCACCAAATTCAGTGGTAGACACTGAAACTTATGTCTACAAAGCAAAGGTAGTTCAAGAACAAATTGAGATTATTCCAGATTGGTTCAAGAAAATGCCAGAAAGTGAAACTGCAATCTATTCCACAGGAACAGCAGCAACTACAGATTTACAGTTGTCTATTGATCTTGCGGTATTGAATGCAAAGACTACACTTGCTGACCGAATCAATGGTCGTGTTCGCTCTCAAACCAAGTCTTTCGTTGCAAAGATTGGTAATGAAGAAAGTGCATCAGTTATGTCAGAGGTAGAAAAGGCAACCAAGAACATCATTGCAGATGTGGACGTTGCTGGATACAAGGTGTCGGAAACAGACATTGTTTCTAATGGGCCTAAGTATCGTGCATATGTACTCTTGGAGTATTCTGATAAGGAAGCAAACAAAATCATTATGAATCGTCTGCGTAAGGATAGAATGCTTATCTCTAAGATTCGTTCTACCAAGGCATGGCAAGAACTTGATGAAAGTGTGAATGAGCAACATGAGAATGATGCGATTGAATCTGAAACCAACTTGAAAGTACTTACACAATAATGTTGAAAGAACTACTTGTTTCGTTTATTACGTCAGTGTCACCAGCAGAAGCAGATGTGCCACTTCAATCTTTTCAAGTAGATCAGGCGTATTGTCTCGCAGAGAATGTATATCACGAGGCACGAAACCAACCAGCCGCAGGGCAGATGGCAGTGATGTCTGTGACAATGAATCGTGTTGCAGACTCACGTTTTCCCAATACTGTTTGTGAGGTTGTTAGACAAGGCCCGCATCGTCCTAGTTGGAAAGACGATACAGTTCTAATTCCTGTTCGACATAAGTGTCAGTTTAGTTGGTACTGTGATGGTAAATCAGACCGTATCCATGATATGGAAACATTTGATTTCATTTTTGTCTTTACACAAGGACTAATTGATGGTAGTATAAAGGTAATGGATGTTACAGATGGTGCTACACACTACCATGCAGACTATGTAGAACCGTCTTGGGCAAAGACTAAAACTAAAACGATAGAGATTGAGGATCATATATTCTATCGGTGGGAGATTGCAGAATGAATATTTTTTACCTAAACCACAATCCAAAAACTTGTGCTGAAATGCACAATGACAGTCATTGCAGTAAGATGATTATTGAGTATGCTCAGTTAATGTCTACTGCACATCGTTATCTTGACGGTGAGTTCTACTACGGTAAGACTGCGGCTGGACGTAAGATACAACGATGGAGAATGAACAGTGACCTTGAACACGTTCTGTACAAGGCCTCTCATGTCAAACATCCTAGTGGCATTTGGGTACGATATTCAAAACAAAATTATCTGTGGTTGTATGAGATGTGGACTGAACTAAATAATGAATTCATGCATCGGTACAACAAAGATGTTCCACATGAGAGTTATCGTAAACTGCATGAAGCTCTAAAAGAACCACCAATGCATATGTATGATCGTGGATTTGTTGAACCGTATCAAGCGATGCCGGATGATGTAAAGAGTGAATCTTCAATACGGGCCTACAGAGAATACTATATAAAGTATAAACAACATTTGGCAAAGTGGACAAACAGACAGGAGCCATATTGGTATGTTGCATAAGATAAGTGACTTGTGTGATAAAATTGATTCTATTAAAAGACAGGCAGATACTTTGCGTAATGCTAAGTATGGGCCTGAAAAGGTCGATAAAGTTCTTATTGACAATATGATAGAAACAATTCAAGCAGATTGTTTATTGGTTGCTAATGATAAATCAGAATACACAAAGGATTAATATGCCCACATTTAGTTTTAAGAATAATGATACAGGTGAAGAGTTTGATGAATTCT